GTTTAGAAAGTAAGCCTGATCCTTTGATTCGAACAAAGGGGCCAAGTTTATTTGCGCGTGCTGATGCTAATTGAATGAGATGGAAGGCGAATCCGCCATTGACCATTCCAGGGTCGCAAGACCCGATTGAAACTTTGTGACCTGTTTTCATTGATTCCCCCGAATCGTTTAGAAGTGTAAGAGCGCCCAAGTCGGGGGGCCTTGAACGCTCTTACACAATTTAGTTTTCTTCTAGTGACTAGAAGGTTGGTGCTGCCAAGCCTGTTCCCGAAATAATCGAGTTCGCTAGTGGATAACGACCTGCGGTGAACGCGGCATATCCATAAACAACAGTCTTGATTGTTAGGTTTCCTGCACCAGTCGCATCGTAGCGAAGGGTGAATGGTGAACCTGATTGTTCCCACAGATGGCACTCAGGAGCAGTCACAACATAGATTTCATCTTGGTTTGTGGTTGTTCCATAAGTTGTTCCAATGTTTGCATCTGTGATGATAGGTAGGCCCATCATCTGATAGCCAGAGTTGCCATAAGCAACTGAACCTGAGCCTGAAGAAACTGCATTCATTGGGCCGCTTGCGGCTGGAACCACAAGTGGGCGGTTTGTTGTGTCAACCGCAGCAAGTAGGAATGCTAGGCGGCGAGGGTGCATTACGAAGTGAGTTGGATTCACAAATGCATTGGTCTGAATCTGTTGGATCGCATCAGCGAGCTTTGGATATAGCAATGCAACTGTTGGAGCAGTTGATGTGAAGGTGACTGCGTTTCCACCGGCGGAGCGAAGTCCAACGATGGTTCCTGCGGTTCCTGCACCATTTAGAATCTGTGAATCTAGTGTGGTGTGCCAAGAACGGATAAGGTCTTGAGCAACGAATTGGTCAATTCCTGTTCCGCGCTCAATCGCCTGGCGCGATAGGTCTTGCTGACCGGCAATTGTGCGGACATTGATTGTCAATAGTGTGTCATCGACATCGGTTTCGCTAACTGCATCGTTCTGTGTGACCTGAACAGCAGTGCTTGATCCTGTGGTCATTCTTGAGATATTCAAGGTCATTCCAGCAGGTGGAAGTGTGTGCTTGAATGTGGAGAAGTCTGCGAATGGGCGACCTGCGCGAGCAAGTGGCGCTGCAAACTCTGTGAGGTATTGAGGAATTACTAGACCCTCAAACTGTGCAGTTCCGACATCGCGGCGCTCGATTTCCTCTTCGCGCTGATGGCGTGCAAGTCTTTCCTGAGCTGCATAATCAGACTTGAACTGAGCGTTATAAGCATCCTTGAAGAAGGATGAATCAGACTCAGGTGAATAAGTGCGTGATTCTTTTGTGACTTTGAAACCGCCGACCTTTGGGGTTGCGATTTCTGCTACTGCGGAACGAGCTTCTGCGGCCTTTGCATCGGCTGCTGCTTGTGCAGTGAGCTTTTCAATTTTCTCATCGAGAGAACGGGATTCAGCAACTAGAGCATCAACCTTAGCGGTTTCCTCTGCGGTGAGATCAGTGCGGTTCTCTGAAGCTACTGCCTCAAGAACTGCATCCATCTCTGCCTTCACTGCATCACGGCGCTCGACTACTTTGTCAAGATATGACATTGAGTTTTGCTCCTTATGATTAGGTTTCGAGGTGGTGGCCAAGATGCTCGCGGCGCTTAACGGGGTGCGAGGTTGGCTCCGACTTCAATCTGCTCTGTTGAGCAGAAATTTATTTTGTTGAGTTGATTATTGCTTGAGCAAGGCGCAGAGAAATCTTGCGACCTGCTTCTTCGCTTGGTTCAGGTAGTGGGTCGATTGCACGAAGTTCTGAGGCTTTGTGACCTACTAGAGTTTCAGTTGCAACATAGCCATCACGCAGTTCACGATAAACCCGAATCAATACGGCAGGGTCGCCTTCTTCTGCGGTGATTGTGAAATCTGAGTCAGGAACATTTATGCTTCCTTCTCTTGCTACGCGAACAATTCTTCCACGAGCAGTTCCACCTGATGAATCCCATTCGACAAAATCACCGACAACATCAACTGCGCGAGAACTATCTTCATTCTCATCGTCATCAACTTCATCTTCATCATACACGCGATCATTCATTAAAGTTTCAAAGACTCCAAGAGCCTTCATAATGTATTCGTGACCTTCGCTCATATCATCAAAGACTGTCTGCAAGACCATCATTGTTGCATCGTCAATCTGACGGCCTTCTTTAAGCGCCTTCATTGCTTGCTTGATATGTTCACGGGCTTCAACTGTTGTTGTTGGATAAGCAGGATAAGTGACAACAGAAACATCACCATCTGCCAAAGATACTTCGGTCAATACTCGCCGACTTCTATCATCGTTCCACTTTTGACGGATGACTCGGAAAGCGAAGGACATTTGGTCAACATCGCCACGCTTGACGAGTTCGTAAATATCACGACCCTCTTGAGTGTCTGCAAGGTCTGCTTCAAAGCGCAATCCTCGGTCATCCTCTTCTAATTTCAATGTTCCATTCTTGGTGCGAGCTACTGGCAGGCCTTCGTGATTGATTAACATTCTCACATCAGGTGTTTCGCTCAAGGTCTTTCTAAAAGCGCCAGGAGCGATGCTCTCTTTGAAAGGTAGCGGAACACTCGCATCATTAAAGACTGCCGCATAACCAGCGAGGCGCATTCCATCGCCATCGGCTCTCGCTTCTACATCGCGCACGCTATATGTGCGCCGTTCAATTTTCTTTGCCATTTTGCTCCTTGAATCGGCTTCGGCATCTAGGGCATCAATCTTGCGTTGCGCCCAATTTTGCGCTCTATCACTGAAGTTGGAATCTCCGCCCCAAATCAACCAGGCAACTAAACCTGCGCCTGGATATTCAGGATGCGATGAGTCTTTGTTCTTTGGCGCTTGGCCGTCAACTTTATGACGAGCAAACCAAGGTGCCATCTTGCGAACTTTGTTTTCGCTGATCCTACCTGCTGCCATTTCGCGTGCTTCGCGCTTGGCGGTATCGGTTAGACCATCGCCCCCAAAACCTTCTCTTACATATTTCAAACCGCGTTCTGCATTGTCGCGGATAAATTGTGGAACTGTTAAATCTACTTGACGAACTTCTCCGCCTGGCTCAATACCTTCAGAAATACTGACGGCAACCATTTGGTCAATGGCATCTTGCTTGTTGTCGTGGCAACCGATAGTCGTATAAGAACCATCTGATTCTTCTTTGACAGTTGCCCAACCTTGGCAATCACTTTGCTTGTCGGATATTAGATATGGCATTGGATTCCTAAATCAGAAGCAGAACTTCTGCATCATCTTCCATTATTGAAAAGGAAATCTCAGACATTGCAATTGCATTGACCGCGCCTAAGCCTGCGACTGCGCCTGCATAGATTGTTGAGATTTTTATTTCTTGCGGTGGGATAACTTGTGGGAAAGAAGGTTGAACAAAGCCGTGACTTATTCCACCTTCATCTCCGCCAGGTGTATCGGGCTGAGTGTTTGCATTTGCTGATAAGCCACCAAGCTCGGCTTGCATAGTCACGAGGTGCGTGACTAATGAACTTCCGCTTGATGATATTCCACCAAGGTCAGCACTTGCCGAAACAATGATGATTGGCCCAAGTAAATCTGTGTCTAAGACACCTTCATCAAGAAGAAATTGGGCTGCCATACTAGGAAGCCAAAGTCAATGATGCAGTTAGAGAGCCACTTGGAATGGTATAAGTATCACCTGCAACATAAGCATTGCCAGTGATAGAACCACTAAATAAGAAATTGCCAGCAGAAGCATTATCCCAAGCAGAGAAAAAAGTAGCATCTTCAGAACCCGCAATGTTTGTCCAAGTGACGGCAGCATCGGATGCGACTGATCCACTTGAAGCACTTGCAAAGGTTGCTTCTTGACGAGTTGTTTCAGTTGCAGCATTGGCAGTTCCATTCGCCCCTGGCTCGCCTGTATGAAGTTTGATGTAAACATTGGCAGTTGAAAAGGACACGCCATTTGCAACAGCATCAAGGAATTTGTTTGCTAAATAAGAACTAAGACCTGTCGCCATTATTCATCCCCCTCAATGAACTCTTCAATGACTTCAGAGATTCGACCTTCTGAGTCACGGATAACTTTCTTGCGAACCTTGCGCCGGTCAATTTGATTTGTGACTTCAACTGTTGGCGAGGCAACATTGACAGTTGGCGCTTCAACGCGAACTTCAGGTGATTCGAGCATAACCATTGCAGGCTCGATGTTCACATTTGGAGCTGCTACATTGACCACAGGCTCAGGAACATTGACAACAGTTCCATTATTGCGAGCCTCTCGAACATCATAAGCAGCCGCAGGGTCGTTAGGGTCAATCTGTGAAATCGGTTGAAGTTGAGAACTTGGAACGCCTGTGTGTGCAATAGGAACCATCTCAACCGCCTTGAGGACTTCTTCAGGGTCAAAGCCAACTTGAACAAGTTTGCTCACAATGTCAGCTCTTAGATTTAGGCCGACATCTTTAGCATCAGAGGCATCGATGTTCTGTAATGGCACGCGGAACTGATCGCCTGCCTCACCTATTGGCGACAAGTCTTCAACCGAGCGAACATCATTCAAAGATAAGAAACCTTCACGAAGACCCTTTGTGTAAGCATCATAGCGCTCAAGGGTTGT